AGAAAATATCTTAAAGGTGATGCAGAGCTATCTCATTACTTTGAATATAAAGGTATAAATGCTAGAGTAAGACCAGATTTAAAAGGTGCTGATTTTATTTCAGATATTAAGACAGCTCAATTTAATAATGGGCGCTTTGGTAGAAAAGAATTTAGGAGCCAGATTTATGCTTTTGGTTATCATCTGCAAAGTACTTTTTATGCTGATACGCTATCTATAGATCCTAGAGATTTTAAATTTATCTGGATAGAAAAAAAGTATCCATTTAGAATAGTAGTAACTACTTTAAATGATCAGCAGATAGAAGAGGGTAGAGCTGGATATAACAAGGCTATAGATGACTGGAAAGCTTATATAGATCTAGGGATAGAGAAACGCTTTGAGAGTGAGGATATATTATTTGATGGAAGTTTAGAAACATGAAAGAACTAGATCAATTTGTGTATAAGATTGTCTGCGATCACTTTGGGATTGATATAAAAAACAAAACAAGGAGGCGCAATTATGTAGAGGGAAGGCGGATTTATTTTAAGGTACTGAAGGAGCTTGAGCCTCTTAGATCTTTGTCAAGTATGGGCAACAGCTTAAAAACTGTAAAATTTGATCATGCAACTGTCTTGCATCATATCAGAGAAATAAATAATTTTTTAAGTTATGATAAAGAATTATCTAAATCATACAATAATATTTTAGAAATTTGTATAAACTTTAAAAAAGGATCTCCAGATAAAATTAATGTAGATAATATAGTTTATGAGTACAAATCCTTACGACAAATACCTCAGCAAGGAGGACAAGATGCAGGAATCAGTTATGAAGTATATCGCTTTAAAACATTCAAGCAGTTTTGCAGTTCACATACCTAATGAAGGCAAGCGTACAAGGTTTGAACAATACAAACTCAAAAAGATGGGAGTAATGGCTGGAATGCCAGATTTAATGATTTTTGACCCTAGAGGCATTTACAGCGGTTTAGCGATCGAATTAAAAGCTGGGTATAACAAACCTACAGAGAATCAATTAAAGTGCCTTAGAGAGCTTGAAAATCGCAAATGGAAGGTGTTATGGTCTAATTCTTTGGATGAGGTTTTAGAAGAGATAGATAATTATTTAAAAAATGTATAAAAAAAGAATGATTTACTGGGATCAAAATAAACAGAGAATTAGATTCTCTTCAACTAATGATTTTCCTAATATTGCTAATTATTCTTTTATTGGTTTTGCTAATGATCCAGAGTTTGAGGTTTTACTAGATGTACTCTTTGAGCGCTATGGAGATGAGCATATCTCTACTGAGCAAGTCTTAACCATTTACCAAAATTTTATGATGTTTTTGGATAACTTAAAAAAAATAACCAGCGCTATATAGACTATAGATAAACTATAGATCTATAATTAAACTATAGACAATAGATAATCTATATATATTATTAATATATACTAATAATTAATATATACAAATAAAAAATAAAAATATAGATAAACTATATATCTATAGATAATCTACCAAATGCTAAAAGAAACTGAAAAAGTAAAAAGAATGATCCAAGATGGCAAAAATGCTGAGGATCTTTTTGTCTATGTAATGGAATATTTAAAGCGCCCTATTGAAAAGTCATCTTTAGAGCAGAATAAGTATGATCACATAGATTTTTTTATCGGTGATAAATCCTATGATGTAAAATCTAGAGCTGATAAAAATACAGTTTGGCTAGAGGCAAAGGGTATTTATGGTCATGATGGATGGCTTTTAGGCAAAGCCAAATACATAGTAATTTACTATGTAGAACTGAGACAGTTTGTCTTTTATCTTAGAGAAGATCTCAAAGCCTATGCTAAGAATTTTAAAAAAAAATCAGATCAAAAAAAGTATTTTCATTGGTATACTAGGTCAAAGTGGGGGCGCAAAGACTTATGTTTGCTAGTAAGAAAATCAGATATTCAACATTTAGAAAACTATGAAATAACTATAAACTATGTTTAATGACTTTAATGAGCTAGGCATATACCCAAAGGGTAATGCTGTAAAACAAAAAATCAAATGCCCAAAATGCAGTCCAACCAGAAAAAATAAATCAGATAAATCTTTATCTATAGATGTTCTCAGAGGGCTTTACAACTGCCATAATTGTGGATGGAAGGGTAATGTAAAAATCAAACCAAAAAAAGAATTTGTAAAACCAGTAAAGAATGATTCAGGACTATCTGCTAAAGTTTTAGAGTATTTTAAAAATAGAGGTATTTCTGAGGATACTTTGACAAATTGGAAAATAACAGAATCAATAGAATACTTTGGCGCCAATAAAAAAACAGCCATAAATTTTAACTATTACAGAGAGGGCGATCTAGTAAATGTAAAGTATCGCAGTAGTGGTAAAGATTTTAAGCTGGTCTCTGGAGCTGAGTTAATATTTTATGGACTTGATAATATCAAAGAATCCTCCACAATCTACATAACAGAGGGTGAAATAGATGCTCTGAGTTTAAATGAATGTGGTATTTATTCAGTTTGTTCGGTACCTAATGGCGCATCTAAAGGATCACAAAGACTAGAGTATCTGGATAACTGCTGGGAGTATTTCAAAGATAAAGAGCAGATCATACTTTGCACAGATAACGATCCAGCTGGATTAAATCTAAGACACGAACTGGCTAGAAGGTTTGGACAATACAGATGTAAATATTTGGATTTTAAGGACTATAAGGATCCAAATGAGGTATTAGTCCAGAGTGGCTCTAAAGAGCTAAGAGAGATAGCCGAAAACGCCTTAGACTTCCCTTTAGAGGGTGTTTTAAACATAGATACAATTTGGCAATCAGTTTTAAACTGGGATAGTAATGGCGTAAAGAATTATTCTGTAGGTCTGGGAGCTGATAATTATTTTAAAGTAATGATGGGCGAATGGACTACAATAACTGGGATACCTAACTCTGGTAAATCAGATGTACTGGATCAGATGTGTGTTAATTTGGCGCTGATGCATGATCATAAAATAGCAATGTTTAGCCCAGAGTCTTTTCCCTATGAGGGTCATATAAGGCGCTTAGCTAATAAAATTAACTCTACTGATTGTAGCAGAGAACTGTTAGAACAGACTAAAACATTTATAGAGGATCATTTTTTTTTCTTAAAAATAGATATTGAAAACATAAGCCTAAAAAACATTTTAGATAGATTTAGAGAGCTTGTGTTTCAAAAAGGGATTAATATTTGTGTTATAGATCCTTGGAATATGTTACAGCATGATCAGCAGTATGATCTCAGTTATATATCAAAGATGCTGGGACAGATAACTCAATTTTGTCAAAAGACAAATACTCATTTATTTTTAGTGGCGCATCCTAGAAAAATGGAGTTTTTTAATGGCACCTATAAAGTGCCTACGCCCTATGATATATCTGGTTCCTCAGACTTTTTTAATAAGTCATTTTCAAATATTACTGTATTTAGAAAGTTAAATAGTAGAACTAAATATGGATCTGATATTGTGCAAATGTTTGTACAAAAGGTAAAGAGAAGAGAGAATGGAACTCAGGGAGTCTTTGAGATAGCTCCAGACTTTAAAAATGGAGGATTCTATAGGGTTTTAGGAGAGGATACAAAAGTAATATTTACTGAAAAGGATTAACTTTGTAAAAAATTAATATCATGAATGAAATCACCTTTTATCCCTTAATGGGATTTGTTTTTGGCGCCAATTACTACAATTCAGAAATGGATGACATAGATGAGGGAATGTTTAAAAAGCATACTGTAGAGGTTTTTTTATTTTTATTTGGAATTAACTTTAACTGGTACACAGATTTATAATGGCATACGATCCAAAAGAACTAGAAAAGAAAGCTCTGGCAGCTATAAAAAAAAATAGACTAATGTTTATTGAGCATATAGTAGCTTTTTTGCCTTGTTCAAAAGAGACTTTTTATAATCATAAATTACACGAATCTGACGCTATAAAAAAGGCTGTGGAGGAGATGAGGATAGGTAAAAAAACTAAGATGTTATCCAACTGGATAGACTCCGAGTCTAATGCTCTACAGATAGCAGCTATGAAAATGATAGCAACTGAAGAGGAGGCGCATAGACTGTCTGGGACTAGGACAGAGATAAAGCATAAAGGCGCAATAGAATCCACATTAATTGAATGGAAACCAGCGGAATCCAAAAAGTAGATCAGTTTTTAAACAGACAGTTTTATGATCTATTATACTCTGATAAAAGGTATCGCGTACATTGTGGTGGATCTAGAAGCGGAAAGTCATGGGCTTGCTGCCAGTTTATTGCCTATCTATTGGATACCACAGATAAGCCATTGCTGATAGATATTGTAAGGAAAACCTTACCTAGCCTTAGAGGATCTATAATGCGTGATATGATCCAGATACTACAAGAAACCAATATCTACTGGGAGGGAGACCATAATAAGGCTGAGAATACATTTACCTATAAAGGATCTACTCTGTCTTTTATTTCATTGGATATGGCTCAAAAAATAAGAGGTAGGAAGAGAGATATTGCGCTACTGGAGGAGGCTAATGAACTTACTCTGGAGGATTTCAGGCAAATAGATCTAAGGACAGAGCAGTTTATTATATTCACTTACAACCCATCCGATGTTACCAGCTGGCTCTATGATCTACCAGAGGATAAGACAGATGAGTGGGTTACTACCTACAGAGATAATCAGTTTCTCTCAGATAACATTATACAAAGCATAGAGGCGCTAAAGGATAAAGATCCAGACTTTTATAGGGTATTTGGTGAGGGTCAGAGGGCTGTATTTAGTCAGCGCCAGATATTTAGTAATTGGAACTTTATAGACTATAAAGATTTTCCAGAGGCGGATGACGTTTATTTAGGACTTGATTTTGGCTACTCAAATGATCCAGCTGCAATATGTGAAGTTAGAAGAGTGGGCGGTGATCTGTATGTGCATGAGCTGTGCTATAGGCTAGGAATGACTAACAGCGATATAAGTGATTTTATAAGATCCAAAGGATACAGAGATACTATGTGTATCTATGACTCGGCAGAGCCTAAGAGTGGAGAAGAGCTGAGAAGGATTGATGAGATGGGTAATATGTTTAAAGCCAGTAAAAAGGGTCAGGGATCTATTAATGCTGGTATTAGCTTTTTAAAAGAGTTTAATATACATCTATCAAACGAATCCAAAAACTTTAAGAAAGAATACGAGAACTATCTCTGGGATGTTTTAAAAGATGGGACTATAGTAAACAAGCCAGTAGATAAGTGGAATCACTTGCACGACAGCCTCAGATATTGCGCTTATACTGTCTGGGGGAGTAGAGCAAGTTTCTTTGTAATTTAATTTATATTTTTGTAAAAAATAATTTAATGGGAATTTTAGACAGATTCAAAGGTGCTATTCTTAAATCTAGCCAGAATACGAATGAGGCATTCAACAAGTTAGTATATAGATATATTGGAAACAATCTTATCAGCTCTACTGAAAACGATGATACATATATCAACAAGGGCTACAGATTTAACTCTACAGTTTACTCAATAGTAAATCTGATAAGTAAGACAGCAGCAAACATTCCATTCCAGATCTATGAGGTAAAGAATGAAAACGAACTCAAAAGATATAAATCAATAACCTCTGGGTCAGTAACTACTACCAGTCTGGTAAATTCAAATATAATACAGAAAAAAGCTCTTGTAGGAGTACAGGATACAGATCTGCATGAGTTGCTCAATAGACCAAACCCAGCACAGTCATTTAACAGCTGGATACAAGAGGTCATAGCTTTTGGTGCTTTAACTGGTAACAGATACATATATGGCATAGCTCCAGATACTGGAGTAAACAGCGGAAAGTATAAGGAGCTGTATGTACTACCTAGCCAAGTAGTGGAGATCCATAGCGGTGGATTAATGAAACCAGTCAAAGAATATACTCTAGAATACAATGGTACTTATAGGATCCCAGCTGAGTTTATCTGTCATATCAAAAACTTCAACCCTTACTATGATGGATCTGGATCTCATCTATATGGGATGAGTCCTTTAAAGGCTGGACTAAGATCAATGGATGCTAATAATGAGGCGCTAACTACTGGGGTTAAGTATTTGCAGAATCAAACAGCCAGAGGTATGCTTATCTCAGATGAGGGCGATATTACAGAGAGCCAAGCTAAACAGCTAAAGGATAAATTTAGAAATACTTATCAGGGGTCTAATAATGCTGGAGATCTTATTATAACTCCTAAGAAATTGTCTTGGGTAAACTTTGGACTCAATGCATCTGATCTGTCTCTTATCGAGCAGTACAACGCAAGTATAAAAGATCTTTGTAATGTTTACAATGTACCAGTCCAGCTGCTAAATAATACTGATAGCTCTACTTACAACAATATGAAAGAGGCTAAAAAAGCCTTGTATCAGAATGCTGTAATCCCAGAGCTTATAAGGATCAGAGAGGAGCTTAACAGATGGCTAACTCCACAATATGGAGATAAGCTATATATAGATTTTGACTTTAACAGTATTCCAGAATTACAGGAAGAGACTGAGAAAGTAGTGGATCAAATGTCTAAAAGCTGGTGGCTGACTCCAAATGAGAAGAGGATAGCTATGAATTATGGAGTAGATGAGGATAATGTAAGAATGAATGAGTATTATGTCCCAGCTAATTTGATCCCATTAGAGCCAAGCTCTGGACTTGATGACATTGTAGATGTATTAGAAGAGCAGAAAATGCACAAAAGAGAGGTAGTGGGAATGAATGATGTTTACACTACCATAGCAGAGGCTAGGGCAAGAGCAGAGGCGATGGGTGGATCTGGTTATCATGAGCATATCTTTGATGGCTATACTGTTTATATGCCTTTTGAAACGCATGAGGAGTATGAGGCTGCTAAGGATGGAAGGCTTGATGAGTACTATGCTAATAGGGATTCCTACAACGAAGAGGATGAGGATCTAGATGCTGAGACTTATCAGATGTATGAAATGGAAACAAAGGCGCCACAGATTAGCGCTGCTATGGAAACAGCCTTAAGAAACAAAGTGAAGGATCATAATGAAAAGTATGGAGACAATCCAGCAAAGAGGGCTACCTATTCAATGCTAGCCAGATCCTTTGTAAGAGGTGTGGGAGCTTATAGAACAAATCCCAGCTCAGTTAGACCAAATGTAAACAATGAGCAGCAATGGGCGCTAGGCAGAGTCAATGGTTTAATCTATGCTTTAAGGACTGGAAGGTTTAGAAATAAGCCCTACGATACAGATCTACTGCCAGAGGATCATCCTTTGTCATCTAAAGGGATAGAGAATAAAAAGTATGATAACTATCCCCAAGGCGCTACAAACAATGCTCAGAGGGTTTTAGACTGGGATAAGGAATATGATCTAAGAGGTAAGATGGGAACTGATACTGGCTGGGCTAGAGCTAGACAATTAGCAGCTAGGCGCCCATTGAGTCAATCAGATGTTAACGAGATCTACAGCTTTTTAAGAAGGCACGAGCAGAATGCAGAAATAGCTGAGGAGTTTAGAGGTACTCCATGGAGGGACAAAGGCTATGTTATGTATAATGCTTGGGGAGGTAGAGCTATGTTATCCTTTGTAGATAGAAATAGATCAGCTAATCAAGATGAATAAGTGGAGATCAAAAGATTCAAAGAGAGCTGGAGAGGAGCCTTTTCTGATAGGCTTAACCTCAACGAAAGGAAACAATCCAAAAAGTGGAAAAGGTATCTACTAGCCCAATACACTAAGGGAGTAGAATCTTTTTTAAATACCAACTCAGAGAGGGAATTTACAAATCTATTTAAGGTACGAGATATAGAGAATCTATATATAGATCTTTATGAAGAGGTAGGAGTGGACTTTGCCAAGTGGTACGCTAGGAGCTTTGATAAGTTTATAGAAAAGAACTCAGGGAATGAATCTACTTGGCGAACTACTTTCGCTAGGATAGGACAGACTGAGGCTGGAGATAAGATTATTCTAGTACAAGGGACAGCTATAAAAGAGCTTAAAAGGAATATAGGCAATCTATTTAAAGATCCAGAGTTTCAGTCATTAGGGCGCATACAACAAGGAAGGATCCTACAGAGTAGATTTAAAGGTGTCACAGAATATCAAGCCCAGAGGATTGTAAGAACTGAGGCAACCTCAGCAGCCAATGAGGGGATAATGCAATCAGCTCAGGATATATTCCCAAAGTCTAGTCTAGTAAAAGAATGGGTAAGCTCCCAAGATGGTAGGACTAGGGCATTTACTAGAGGAGACAAATCTGATCACCTTAATATGAATGGCAAAGTAGTAGGCTTTGATGAGACCTTTGCTGTACCAGAGCTTGCTAGGGTAGTACAAATGAAAAAGCCAGCAGACTTTAGATCTGGAGCCTCAGCTCATAATATTGTGAACTGTAGATGCTCTATAGCTGTATATCCAAAAGAGGGAGCAGAGGTTAGTGAAGGAGTTTCTCTAACTGGTTTGGGAGGAGGAGTTAGCGCTAGAACTAGCCAGCTAATAGGGGATGAGATAGTAACATCTAGGAAACCAGCTACTGATATAACCAGCAGAGAGAGGGCACAAGAGTTTTTAAATATAGATAAATTTAAAGAATCAGAGGTAAAGGATTTTATTAGAGATAGATTTAAAGACAATAAAATAAAAATTAAATCTTTCACTAAGGGTAATCAAAGCGTAAAATTATTTAAAAAAAGAGCTAAACAATTAGATAAATTATTAAATGAATATGATGTTACTCATCCCTTTAATCAAATTGATGAGGTCGCTTTAGAATTTACGACTAAAAATAGAGGAAGGGAATTGGGATCTGTCGGAAGGGTATTAAAAGATAAATTTACTGATACTGGAAAAAGACCAGAGGGATATTTAAAAAATATAAATTTAGGAGTTAAAAATTCTGGAACTCCAAGAGAAAATTATTTATTTAAGGATTTCAATCCTAAAGAATATAAATTTGAAAGATGGAACTCGTTTGTAGATAAAGAAAATCAAGATATAGCAGTTTTGACTCATGAGTTTGCTCATATTATTACAAATTTTAGATACAAAATGCATAAAGAGTTTTGGGATGAATTTTCAGTAATTAGAGATGAGTATTTCGAAAGATTAAATAAATATACATATCCTAAACCTACTGAAATAGATTTAGGCGGTGGTAGATTTGCTATAACAAGATTTAAAAATGCACAAAAATATGATGAGATTGCTTTGGGAAAGTATGCACATACAAATGATAATGAAATTTTAGCAGAGGCTTTTAATGAATACAAATTATCAAGTAAACCTAGAGAGTACGCTGTAAAATTTGGGCAGCTAATAGATAAATATTTTAAGAAATGACTACAGTAAAAAATTTAATTTGTTTTAATTGTAAACATAAAAAATTTAATGGCATAGGATGTATGGCGTTTAAAAACGGAATACCAGATGAAATAATAGTATCAAATGATCATTCAAAACCTCTACCAGATCAAAAAAACAACCTAGTATTTGAGGAGGGAGATCCAGATGAATCTTTTTTTAGAAATTAATATCTTTGTAATATGAAAAATATTTTATTTAAACAAGCTCCAATGGGGGAGCTTATAGATATGGATGATAAGGCTGGAATAGTCAAAGGCTATGCATCCGTTTTTGATAATGTAGACTCCGATGGGGATATAATTAGAAGAGGCGCCTACCTTAAAACAATATCAGAGAATGGCTCCAGAGTGAAGTATCTCTACCAGCACGAAATGGATAAGCCAATAGGCAAAATGAGAATGCTAGAGGAGGATCAAAAGGGTTTGATGTTTGAGGCTGA